TTTTGCGCTTAATTTGGTATCACAAATTTAATTCTATTTTTTTGATTCGCAAACTTTTTGAGGGAAATTATTTTTTAATCTCGCAAACATCCGACTTCAATATCGGGATTATCAATTATTGATTTTAAAGTATATATTTCCGATAAACATTTTAATATCTTCTCGTAAGGTTCACGATTATCAACCTTAAAATTCATCACAGTAAAGGATGGGACACTAACAACTGCAAAACAATCACATTGTTCGGCCATTCCATAACCAATTAATTGCAGTTTATTCTCAAAATAAATTCTCTTGGAATTATTTTTAAAATCCATTAAATAAATTTTACCCTTCCATTTGACCTTAATATCGTATCTGCCTTTAAACCATTCTGTTTCAATGCTATTTTCAAGTCCTAATATCTCCTTATCGGCAATAAAGCATTTAAAATAAGACTGATCCACCTCACTAATAAATGGCTCTCCTTTTCTTATATAATTTTCAATCTGTGAATGAATTGACGTACCGGCACTCATCCATTTGCTCGACTCTTTGGTTATGTCGATTCCTTTTAATCCCTGTTGATTTGCCCATTTTTTTAACGCAGGTTTATCAAGCAATGCAAGCAATTCGGTTAAATGTGGTTTCTTATTCATCTCCTTGATCTCCTATCTCTAAGTCTTTTCTTACCTCAGAAAATTCTTTATCTGCAAATAATGCAGCTATCCCGGTTATTTGCTTAAGGCGCAATAATTCGTCCTTATCCATTCCAATATGCCTTAAAATCCATCCATCTGACATTCCAGCCCCAACCAGATCGGTAACAATATTCGACATTAATTCAATATTATGCGATCCCCTGGCTCTATTGTGACGAATAGTAGAGGCCATACGGTTTGAAATATCTTTATCAATAACCACAACTGGAAGCATTTCTTTCTCTCGCTCTCTTATCCGATCACTTTTTAATAAAACCGTATAACGATGATAGCCGTCAACTATCTCATAGACATCTTCGTTCTTCAAATAATAACAAACGCATGGCATTGTAAATCCATCTTCCCAGATAGATAATTCCAGGAGTTTCATTTCAGGAGGCGCAACTGCATTAGGATTATAGGCATTAGCCCTGATCTTGCTAATATGAACTTTTAATGTACTATAAACCGGACTTTGATAATCTTTCGATGTTTCAACTTCTGGTTCTTCAAATAAAGTTTGTTCTTTCATAATAATATTATTGGACGTTTAAAATTTTCTTTCAGGTGACTATCTCCATAACCGAGTATTTCCCCGGCAGGAATAATATATTCTTTCCTTGTTTTAGTTCGTTTTGAGTCATCTAAAGCAACCTCTATAATCAGATTATCCGTAAATTTCTGTAATTTTTCAATCCATTCTTTCACTGAGCCTGGTACGTGATGCAAAACAGACAATGCCAAAATCAAATTAAAATGGCAAAACTGCTTCAAAATATCAAGATCATTAAGACTTATTTTCCTATTCATATAAATTAACTTTGCTGTCTTATTCAGATTAATAATCTTTGCTCTTTCTTCAAATTGATGAAATTCAAATGCTATTACGTAACAATCAAAATCATCAATTAATCTTAATCCGAAATATGCCATATTTGCACCAATATCACAAACAGTAAATGGTTGTTTTAAGGTTATGCAAAACTGCCTGATGATTTCATATCTTGCGGCGCATTCTCTTTTGCCTCGTTCCGTAACCTCTCCATTAATCCAAATATCTTGGTATTTCATAATATTGCGTATGCTTTTTGTAGTCCACGTTTCTTCAATAAATTCTGATCCTTTGTTCTTGACACACTCATATAGGTAAGGGCAAAATCATTCTTCATTATTGTTATACAAACTTTCTTCCAGCTTGGACAGATACGGAAATTTGGGATATTGGTGTCCTCTGGTACACCTGATTTAATTTTAACGATTTCATAAACATCTGGTTTTGTACATAACTTTGATATTTCATGCGTGTTTTCAATCTCAATTCCTTCTTCCTGCATTGCTTTTATTATTCTGGGATTACGTCCGTAACCTTCATTCTCCCAAGATTTCATAATGCGATCAAGGTGATAAAGTAACTTTTTTTTTGTGTTATCAGGTAGCGTTCCGATTAAAAAATCAGCATATTGCTTCCAAGTAAAATGATTAGGCTTAGTAATGTTTTTCCATCCCATTGCCGAAGTTCCACCGTATATTCCGCCGAAATTACATCCATTTACCCTACCTACCATCTTTCCCCAACTATGCGGATCAATTACTCGATATAGTTTTAAATTATCCTGGCCGGACTGATGAAAAGGACTTGCTGTTCTCATCTGATCAAAATTCAATCCTGCCTGATAATAAAGATCATAAAGTTTATTATAGTCATACCCAAATTTAGCATTACAAACCCAAATGTCATCAGTTTTCCAATCATAAATAGGATAGAAATTATAAGTGTTCTGATCAACTTTTGTTGAGTATCTTAATCCCTTATGCATAAATCTCCGGTGCTGACTTGTAAATATTGATCTACGTGTTAGGGATTCATCTGCACGTATCCCGATCAAAACGGCAGTCTTGCCATGTGTTTTTGAATACCATTCTGCAAACTGTATCCTTGCATCAAATCCCTTTGTCCCTATTGCAAACGGATAGGGACAGTTTTCTAAATTGATTATATAAGGATAGTCGGGCATTTTGCGTACCCATATGTCTTTCTGATCTGGATGCCATGGGACCCAACGGGTTTCGTACATTGATACCGAACAGGCCGCACTTATCGGAAGGCATAGCCAATATCTCCGGACATCAATAGACTTAAACATTCGATCAGCGTATTCATGAGTATACTTATAATTTGCTTCGTAATCTTCATAGTAAAAAGCTAATTTATGAAGCATGTTATTTTCTTTAGCATAATCATACGCCATATTTAACATAACTCCGCTGTCTTTTCCGCAGGAAAAAGCGACCAGAACGTTTTCAAAATCATTGAATATTACTTTTAATCTTTGCTGTGCTGCTATATAAACATTCATCGGAATAATTTTAATTGTTTAGGATAAATTTCACGTTCTTCAATTTCTTTCCGTTTTATCAACTTATAAATCATACAGGGAGTTCGAGTAAATCCCAAAGATTCAAGTACCGTATCATTTTTCATGATTGCAATACAAATTCTTTTATATGAAGGAACTTGGTCAAATATTTCCATAGGTACTTCATCAGGAATCCCGCCAGAGTAACATCTGTTCTGCCATGTCAGAATGTATAATTTGATTTTTTCTTTCATATTCCGAACACCATTTATCTATTGTTTGTTGTGCTACTTTATCGGCTAAATATCGCTGCATATCAGTTAATTCATGCCATGCCTGACGTGTAATATATTCAGGACAGTTTATTGCAAACTGGCAAGCACAATGACCTAAAAAAGCCCTTCGATTAATATTCAAATTTGTCAGAGTATTCAACATTGTACGAGGCCATTCATAAATTATTTGCTTCATTGCATTTCCATACTTAATGGGGCTACCTGTAAATTCTATTGCTATTTTTAACATCTCCGGTTCTTGTTCTTTTGGGATCTTACGCCACATTCCATTTATGAAGTCTTCCCATTCCCAGTACGGGATATAAACTTGCTTAATCTTCATATAGGAATCTTAGTGTTTTTAATTGTGTTTTCAGGTTTGAATAATTCATTTCTGTCAAAAATGAATTATAAGGATCATTGTATTTTGACAATACTTTCCCGACCTGCCAGGCTTCATAATGCGTAGGGATTAAATCAAGTTTGCGTTTAGTTGCCGCAATTTCCGAAGCTATAAATTCCGGTCTCGGTTCGGTTTCCAAATATATCTTACACTGCCTCAAAAAAACCAATCTTCTTTTTACTGCACTCGCTTCGCTTTTAGTTGTTTCTTTTGTCACTGATTTAATTTCAGCGTTAATTTCTCGTTCGATTTCTTTTATTGTTTTCATTTTAAAAATTGTTTACGTGTGCCTTGTAGGAAAAAGTTATGTATGAGCTGCATCTCTGACTTTGGTATCTTCTCATGTGCCTGAGTATGATGCTTCCTGCATAGTGCCATCAGGTTAGTTATTATGTCCGCACCCTTGCCCCTGCCGTAGATATGATGTATGTCTACCGCAGGAGAACCGCAAGCCTCACACATGACCTCGGATTCAGTCTTGTAATCAAAGTGGTCAAGGTATATTTTTATATACTTTTGCATCACGGTTCAATCTTATTTTTTAGATGTTCAATATACAGATCCGTCTTGGCATTATAGTAATCCGGGAATGCCTTATATCCTTC